CCGAACCTTTTACAACATCACGATTACAACAAGTTGCTAGTAATGAATTTCATTTTTCGCCAAAAGATACTATGAAATTATGTCAAACATTATACGAATCAGGTTATATTACTTATATGAGAACTGACTGTAAAAAATATAGTAGCGAATTTGTTGGTTCAATCAAAGAATATATTATTAAAAAATACGAACACAAGTATATTTCTGATAATATAGATTTATTAATCTCTTCTAGAGAGAAAGAATGTATTGAACAACAAAGTGTATATGCGCACGAAGCTATTAGATGTACTAATATATATCTTACAGAACTTCCAAAAGGCGCATCAGATCCTAAAGAAAGAAAGCTATATAAACTAATTTGGGAAAACTCTTTAGAAAGTTGCATGTCTTCGGCTGTTTCAAATAGTGTAAAAGCTACTATTCAGACTTGCCAAAATAAAGAATTTAATCATACAAGCGAATTAATACATTTCCCAGGATGGAAAATTGTTAAAAATAAATATTCAACTAATAATAAAGAGTTTCAATATTTACAGTCAATCAAGTGTAACTCCTCTGTTTGCACACATAAAATCAAATCCAGTATTATTTTTTCTAATGTTAAACACCATTATACAGAAGCAAGACTAATTCATTTATTAGAGGAAAAAGGGATAGGTAGGCCATCTACATATTCTAATATAATTGATAAAATACAATTTAGAGGATATGTCTCTAAGACAGATATCGCGGGAAAGAACCATTCTGTAACTGACTATGAGGTATGTGATGGTTCTATAATAAAATATAATGTTGAAAGAGAATTCGGAAATGAAAAGTCAAAACTTGTGATTAAACCATTAGGATTAACCATTTCTACATTTCTACATACTCATTTTTTTGAATTATTTGATTATGATTTTACACAACAAATGGAATGCGAACTGGATAAAATTGCTAATAATGAAAGTGTATGGTATGACGTTTGCAAACAAATCAATGATAAAATTGATGCAACAATAGAAAGACTTAGTATAGACTTAGTATAGACTTAGTATCAAGGTTCATAATAACATTTTTACTAATTGCCATATTTAATTAGCTTACGTCCTACTATTGGCAACAATTGTGTAAACTCTAAAGTAAATGTATAATTAAAAATACCAAAGTCAACTAGTTCATCATTATGATATGTAATTTTAATTTTTAATCTTCGGATTCTGTCTTTTGCTGGTTCAAAAAATTTATAATAAGGAGCGTCTCTATCATAGTATTGTGATATAGGAGTTGAACTAATTGGTAATTTAGCAAAAGCAGAATTAACTATACCATTTGTCCCATTAGTTTTTAAAGTAAAATCTGAAGTGTTAAATGGTGATGTCACATCTATATTATTTAATCCGTCTATTGATATATAAATATATGAAGGACCAAATAAATTAATTTTGTAACTACATTCAATATATGTTACTAATGCGCCTGGACACGACGCATCAGGCAAAAGCCAATACCCTTTATCATTATAAGAATTGACGTCGCCATAATAAAAACGTGGTGTTGAGTCTAAAGTTGCTTGCAATGACGTTGTGTTATATCTAGGTAAGCCCAAATTAGAAGACAAACCCCAATCAGAATAATCAGGTAATCTATTGCGAGCACAAGTTTGCGTTGTATTTAAATTAGAAAGAGTAGACATATCAGAATTAAAAATTGTAAATATATCTGCTTTATTACCAAACCAAATTTTAAGAGATACTGAATTATAAACAACCACGAAACGATTATATCCCCCATTTGTTATAAATTCTTCTAGTAAATCAGTATATGCGTGTGTGTTCAAATAAGAAATAATATATTGTGTAACAGCTTCATTCATTTTATTTTGTAGTTCAGTAACCATTTGGGTTGGATTATAAAAACCTTCTTCTATTGTAATTGTATATTTATTACTTTGATTATAAAATAAAGCCGCAAAAATTGAATTTTGTAAATTGTTATTATAGTTGTGTTCTCCTGGATTATAAGCGGTATTTATACTAAACATAAGTGTTATATTCCCATTTGACTCCGAAAAAACATTGTAGTTTGACGGAAATGACCAATTTATCATTTTAACAGTACTAATATTTGTTATATCTTCAGGCATTTCTATCTCAAACTGTGAAGAATTTGGATATGATAACACATCTCTATCTTCTGAGTGAATAGAAACATATTTTTTATACTGATAATATTCTTGACTACTCTGCTGTAAAGGGTGATTTTGATTAGTATTTGAATAGGTTATATTTTGAAAGTTATATGAAGACATATTTATAATTAAATGATATATTTTAAGTTTTTATTTATAAATTATATAAAAATAATGAATTAAGTATATAATAATGTCAGGGGTATATTCAACGGTTCCTAATTATGGAGGAAAACAGCCTACAAATACTTCTTATATTAAACAATTTACTACTTCAATCTATCCATTTTCACCATTCACTGTAACTAATGTGAATGGTTTAGAATATGTAACAATCAATAATAATTTACTAGTTAATCAAAATCTGACTGTAATTGGTTCAATTAACGGTCCATCTGATATTATATTAAAAGATAATGTTAAATCGTTGAATATATCTAGTGATAACTTTATGATGCTAAACCCAGTATCATTCACATTAAAATCTTGCCAGGAAAAAAAGACACACTATGGGTTAATTGCACAAGAAGTAGAGCAATTATACCCTGAGTTAGTCGATAATAATTCAATGTTAGGTTTTAAAACAGTGAATTATTTAGAATTAATACCTATTTTAATATTACAAATACAAAAACTACAAAATGAAGTTGATGAATTGAAAAAGAAATAAATGTTCGATTATTATATAATATGCAAAATTTATATTCAAGTATATATAAATCATTTATTTTATCCAGTGTTATTTGTTTTATTATATATATATTCACAACAGAAAATGTTTCATATGGTTCAATGGTAACTGGTTATTGCACGCTTACGTTCAGCTTATTTATGATACTATTTGTCATTTTTAATAATATTTTAGAAACAACCAAAAACGACTCCAGTACATATAAATTAATTTCAAATATTTTATTCTTATCTGGACCTTTTATTCTTATGTTAATAGCTATAGGATTAGTATTGTATTTAATAATATTTTATAAAAATAAAATTTTATCCCAACATATACCAAATAGCTTTTATACATTTAGTAATATAAATATTTTATTGTTACTAATACAAATTTATATAATCTATAACAATTTAAATAATTCAAACTTTGAAGAGACTAAAAAGTTGGACAAAATAACTTCTAGTTTATTATATTTATTAGGCACTATTACATTTATAAACTCAATCATTATTTTTTCTATTTTAAGATATTTTTCGGCAGATGGTTTTCAATCATATTTTACTACGGCACTATAAATTTATATGTTAATCCATAACTATTCGTATTAGACCAAATACCTGAAATTTTTAATATAAAATTGTGCGATGCGTTTTTTGTAATTACTTTTTGGAATATTTGGATACATCCATTTTTTAATTGTTCATAAATTTTATACTGTGGATTTTTATTTTTAATTTCTATTTTATTAAGTATGTTTTTTTCAATTGCTTGAATTTGTTTAATAAGCTTTTGATTTAGAGTTATATTACAAAAACATTTATATTTATTGTAAAAATGTTCGCACGTAATATCATGCAATGTAAATAATATATATATACCAGTTAATGTAAATTTATGTTCTGTATAAAGTATTCTAATAAAATTACCATAATTCATTATATTATTTTTTATTGGTTCGCAAAAATATAAATAGTTATCATTATATTGTTCTATACTTGTCGCGATATTCATTCGGTTGTTTAGTTATATAAGGTTCTTTTTATATATATTTCTATTATACTACACGTCAGGATTGATGTTCAGTAAATATCTTTTTATATATTTGTCACTAATTTATGATAAATATATAACATTAAATAATTTATAGATTATAGTTTATTATATGTGAGGTTTTTATTTTATAGACATCCTTATAACTATTTTAATTAGGTTTTAAAAATATATATAAATATTGGTATTCATAAGCAACCTTAACTAAATCAATTTTACCTTGAATAATAAAGCCCGCCTCTTGGGCCATATTAATAATATCATCAATTGGTTCCATATATAATGTATGTTCTTGCTTTCTAACTTTCCCATCATTGAATTTGAACTTTTCGTCAAAAATAGCAATATTTGAAGAATCATTTAATTGAAAGTTTGAACTATATTCAAATTCATTGAATTTTATTTTAGTTTTAGTAATTCTTTCTTTTGCATATTTTTGAGGCGACACAATATATAATGGATTACCGGGTGGCAAGATTGGGTCAAATTTAGATCTATCTACTAAATGAACAATTAAAAAACCCCCTGGTTTTAACCATTCCATACAATTATTGAAAAATTTCATTTTATTATCTAAATAATAAATTGTAAAATACATGCAAAGTATATGTGTAAAGGTATGATGTTTAAATTCATATGGGTTTAATACATCGCCTTTTTGATAATTATATTTTGGATAGTTTTTTTTTGATTGTTCTATCATAGATTGCGAATTATCAATACCAATAACATCTAAACCATTTTCTGCAAGCTTTGCAACGTGATGTCCTGTTCCAGAACCTACATCTAAAATAACACTTTTTGTATTAGCAACTTCTTGATTTAGAATTGTACCTACTTCATAATCATTCTTAACTGGGTTAAACACAAGATAATCATAAATACTTGCATAAAAATCATCATAAATATCAGAACCTTTTTTAAATAAAAATTCGTTCTTTTGAATAAACCCTTCTTTTCTTGTTTTTTTAAAAAATATTATTATTATTAAAAGAAATACAATAAATATCAATGTTTTACCAACATTTGATAACTTATTATAAAGGTTAATAACTGGTTTAACTAAATTGTTCATTTATATGTATTGTTGTTATTTTTTTTGTATAAAATGTTATTATATGTTAGATTCTGAAATAAATGATATTCGTCACATGAACGACTTTAAAGGTATTAGTTTTTCAAAATTCAAAAAAAGGGATGTTACAAAAGAACTGCTAAATAATTTAATTAAATCAAAAATTGAGCAGTCTTGTTATTGGAGTGCAGAATTAATTTGTGCTGGACACTATATTGATGTATGGGAAACCATTTTATATTTTTATAGTAGATATGTTCATTTAGGGAACCCTAAAATTTCTATTTATCTAGATGTTAAATTTTCAAAATTTAAACAAATCATTAATAACAATTGTGGTAACGAGTTGAATTTAAGAAATAATAATGATATTAGGGAATTATTTTGTGAAATAATGTGCATATTATGTGATGCAAAACGTAAGCATTGTTTTGAAACGATTAAAATAACAAAAGATGATTTTGATATAACACAAATGACCGGACGTTTAAAAGCAAGTAATACTCAATATGCAAATGATATAATTAGAGAGGAAGACCCTAAAGAACTTTTTATACCTATTAATGAATTATGTTTTAATTTATCTGATGACTCTAAAAACATAATTCAATGTTGTTATTGGATAGAATGGTTAATTGAATTTGAAAGTGTATGTAAAAATATGAAACGAATAATTAAATGCGATAGAAGAAGTAATATTCCGGTTGACCCAAAAGACCAAATGGATATTATTTGGATAGTATGGGATATATTTATGAAAATATCAGATACAAAAACGTCTATCATACAAAAGATTATCAAATCATTATTGTCACTTTTTACTGTTAAATATACAAATAGCGGTGTTAAAAAAAGAAAATATATTTTATTTTTTATTGTATCATTATTATGTGAAAAAATAGATTTAAATGAAGAAATAATAAGAAAAGAACAAAAACCGATTATGTTAAATATATTGAATAAAAAA